CTGTTGATAAACTTTTGATTACCGAAGGTAATAGTGATACTATTCAAACTGAATTGAATAAAAAAATTATAGCTTATAAAGAATTACAAGAGGAAATAGAAAAGTTGAAGGATGCAGAACAGGCTGATGAAGGTAATAGTAATATAGATGAACAATATCAATCGGCAATAAATAATATGGTTACTGATATTGATGATTTAAATAAAATAAAAGAGTTCCTTATTAATCGCGGGGATATTGATACATTATTCAAATTAAAAAATAAAAGAGAGCAAAATATAATTGATGCAAAATATAAAAATATATTGTATGCGGAAGCAAAATTACCTGAAAAAGAATCTGATTTAAAATCATTAAAAAATAGAGAAAAAGAGTTAATTCAAAAAAGGGAATTAAGTGATGGTTATAACGCACAATCGTTGAATAATGAAATAGTGAAAGTTCAAGGAGATATTAGAAAAAAAAGGGGCGATATAGAAGTAATAAAAAGCAAAATAAATCCAGCAATCTGGAGAGGAGCGCGTGAATCTATAAAGACGGCAAAAGACACAATTGAAACTGAAAAAACAAAGGAAGAGAAAAAATTAAAACAAGAAACAGTAAAAGATGATTTAAAAAAAGTAAAAAAAGAAATTGATGATTTAAAAAAAGAGTTATTAATTGCAAAATATAAGGAAGGGCTAATTAGTGAAGAAAATAAAAATGAATATGAAATAACCAAAAGGGAAAAAGAAAGTTACGACAAGAAGGATAAACCGATAGACAGTTATGAAATAATAAACGAAAATTTGAAAACCGCAAAGTCGCGATATTTAGAAATATATTCACAATTAGGGTATTATTATAAAATACAAGGAGAAATTACTTTATTAAATGAAGATTTGGCTCGGTTTAAAGAATTAAAAAAATCATTCGAAGGAGAAAAAGGTGAAAAGGATAAAGAATTGTCAAAAATTTCAAATGAATTATACAAATTAAATGTAAATAATAAACCATTAACACTACAAGAACAAGAACAAGATAGAACAATTACTTTAAACAATGAACAAGCGAAATTACAAGACAAAGTTAAAATATATACTAGTATTATTGAGAAATTAAGAAAGAAAGAAGAAGGCTATATCAAGTATATTGACAAATTAAAAAAAATACCTGAAAAAAATGCAGAGGAAGAGTTTAAAAATACAATTACAATCGGCAACCAACAAGACATTGAAACTATAACATTAAAAGCATTAACAAGCGAAGGAGGTGGTCATTTAAATTACGGTAAAGATTATGGTAAAGATTATGATATAAATTATAAAAAGGAGAAATACAGAAAAACGCATAAAAACAAATATAAAACCAACACTCATGCGGAGAAAAAAACAAAAAATACGAAATACCGTATTATAAGAAAGAAAACATTACGAAAACTTAAAAAATATATGAGAAAACATAAATATACACGCTAATGTGTTATTGATAACATTTCAAATATAAGAATTTTTATTCATAATAATTCTTATATTTTACACCTTTGAACATTTAAACGCCAACTTATCTAAAGTTTTATTAGTATTTTATTATTTATTATTTATTATTTAAACCACATTATATTATTTTTTGATAAAAGATATAATAAAATCATCTGCCATATAACGATTACAGCTATTTCTAGTATCAAAACATTCAACAACGAAATTTTGATTGATGTATTCTTTTATTGTTGCTAAAATCATATTCTCCTCCATTTAAAATAATATTAATTGATAGATTATTTTTATCTATTATATATTTCAGTACTGATATAATATATTGATAATAATCACTTACATACATTAGCTTCATCTCATATTAAAATAATTGAGTTATTTATTTTTACTTCATTTATTTGCATGTGTTATATACATAAATATGTATTTAAGTACCAACTATTTAAATATCTAAACTAACAGTATTTCTATCACTTTTTTGTTTACGCGGCGTTTTACCAGTAGAGGCTCCTGTTTTTCTTGGCGTTGGTTTAGATTGAGATGATTGTGATGCTGCGGCTGTATTGCTGGCATTTGTGTTGGTTTCCGCAGGTAGATTGACCGCCATTGTTTTCAATCCGGATAAAAGATCACTTATATCGGCGGGTCCTTTCATTTCAGGACGCGTAGAGCGCTGCGTTGGTTCCTTTTCATCAAAACTTCCATATTGTTCTTGAATATTAATACCGTCATTATTGCGGGCACGCATTAAATCGGGACGGTTTGTTGGCGCGGCAGTGCGTTCGTTCTGACTACGGTTGGACTGGGTTTGCGTTGGGGGAGGAGGCGGTCGGTTATTGCTTGCGCCTGGCATAAAATCACCCATGAAGCCACTGAATCCAGGATTCGTGTCTTGCATACTGTTAACTGCCGCACTTGTAAATTGATTCATCAAATCAGGGTTTTGGCGCATAATATCATCCATTCCAGGCAAAGACGATTTGAACATCGTGTTCGTCATATGGACCATAATAGCCGACCCGCCTAATTGAAAAAGCAATTTTAGTTCTGGCGCCATTTTCGCCTTAGACTTGTATTTTTCATGAAGCTCTCCAAAAATTTCATCATAATCATCGATATTTTCATTTACTTGTTCACCCCACCCTTCTAATTTCACATCAAACGGGTCGAATTTATTATTTAAAAATTCTAAACCAGTAATGGCTGCCATCAACATTTTACCCTGAAATTTACAGCTATTGGAACGTTCCTTTTCAGCAATAATCATTTCGTATTCGCCTTGCATTTCTGCTAAGGATGAATCCATAGAATATTGTTTGGTTAGCTTTGCTCCTTTTCTCTGAATATCTTCTAATTTTCGCAATACTTTAAATTTTTCAAGCAATGTTTCTTCGGGTGTCATTTTAGGTTTATCAGACATTCCTCTGTCTGGATTAAGAGGGACATTGTTAAACTTGGTAAAACCGTCCCATGTTTTACTCTCGCCATTAGATGAGGACGCCGTTGCTTTTCCAATTTTCGGCGCATCGCTTACACTGACAATACTACCAATCGAAAGATTATCGTTATTATCGTTATCATTTTCGGAGTCGGTATTTAATTTAATACCACCACTATCTCGACCAAATATATTTGTATTAAACAATCCAGATTTTGATATAGAAGGCAATCCGGTGGGTTCTTCCACCAAATCATTTAATTCATGTTCTAACTCATTCAAATCTCCTAAACCAATATCACTATTTTGTGATTTTTTTCCATCGTTTAATCTCTTATCATTCATCAATAACTCTACGCCTCCTCCAAAGTTAACAGAAGGTCTATTACTACTATACATATTTCCTGAATTCCCCCCGCCGTTTAAGTTAATTGTTTCTTCAATATTATCCACATCCAAACTAATAATATCATTTTCGATATCTTCCATTATTGTGTATTATATATAAAATTTTAACTTTAAGTTCTACGCAAAAGAAATTTATATATAAAAAATAATTTAATAGAATTTAACATAAATAATTTCGGTTGTAAGGCGGTGAACAACATTTATTTAACGAATGATTCATTAATGACCCTAATAAACAAGGAAAGAATAATGGAAACTTTATCGGAAAACATGCACAAGTACAACAAATATTTGTATTTCCTTCTTTACTATTACCATAACCATAACCATCTTTTGTTTGAATATAGCCTGAATTACAATATTCATTCACATCAACCGGACAAATATAACATTGAAACTGTCTATCATTCAAATCATTATTTCTATATAAGCAATAACATAGCCCACAAAAACGAGAGTCTGGAGAATCATTTTTATAACACCCGCATAGTGAAAAAGGATTTTCGGTTGTTCGTTTAATTTCTGAATTACTAGACATGGCAATTGTTTCTAATTGAGATGTATATTTTCGCAAAATTTTAATATAATAATCAATTTTAATAAGAATTGATTATTTTAAATTTTATTTAAGAACCAATTGCCTTGCAGAAAGGCATCAGCCAAATCATCTTTCTTTTTATGTTGTGAAAAATGTTGTAACCAATATGAAAATCTCTCATTTAATAATTTCAATGTTATCTTAATCCCTTCTTTTTTTCTGGCAGCGTAACTAGATGTATCAGTTTCTATGTCGGCTTCTGCACCGACATGCCCTTTCAGCTTGTTGGCAGCAGAAACAAAAGAAATTTGCGTTTTATTATTCATTATAAAATATTGGGCTATCATTCCCTGTAATGTTTTCATCCGATTTGCAATTGGACTAATTTGATTTTCAATAACAATGTGCGTAATTGTTTCTATATGCGATTTCAATTCTTTATCAAATGCGTCACGCATAGATATACCTATTTGAATTAAATCCATATCATTTGCCTTTGCGCCTGAAATAGATTGTAAGAGATTTATATCCATAAATGTCATAATATCTTTTAAAATAGCATCTTTTTTAATACTATCCTCAGAAATAGTAACTGCATAATCAGATACGACCTTATGTAATTCAACTAATTTCATCTTCTTTATTTTTTTTAGAGAGATGTTTGTAGATGGAATGATCAACCCTGATTTTTTTGCATGGGTCAAACAGAAAAACCTTGAGCTGTGTGCGTGTGCGAATTTGGCGTTTTTTTTACAATTTTCACTACAAATTGGGTCTTTGTCACATAAATTAAGCACATCCCAAGAAATTATTTTTGTTTCTTGGTTATTAGTAGCACTAGGAGGCTTTTCATCATGTTCCAATAAACAATATGCCAGATTTTTTATACCTACATCTATACTTAATAACTTCATACCAGTTATTAAGTATTATATTTAATATAGTTATATAATTAATATAGTTATAATTTATGAAAAATAATACAAGGAAAAAAAATAAAAACCATACAAACAAAACAAACAAAACAAACAAAACAAACAAAACAAAAAAACAATTTTTTTTCAATCCAGAAAATCCTAAAAAATCATTTGATGTATATATTGATAAAAACCCAAAAGATACAATACATATAAAATATACAACGGTAGAAGATGTTAAAAATACTATTAATAAATTAGAAAAACTATACAAAAATAAAATGTATACACACAAGCGTATATGGCAAGTAGGTATGATTATGAAGGTTCGTTTAAAAATATTGAGATATAAAAAACCAAAGGAATATGCTTTGGCAAACAAGTATTTTATCTTTTTAGGCAAAAGAACAAAACTAGATGAAAATGCAAGATACAAGTTTTCATTTACATTCCAATAATGTTTCTCTTATTGCATAAACAATTATTGAAATAGTTACTAATTTAATTTGCACGGGGAATACCGTTATATAATAAATCAGATTGAGAAATAACTGGAGTAATCATTCTTGATTGTAAAGTAACATCGGATAAATATAAATTTTTTAAATCGCTATTTTCATATCCATATTTCTTTGTTTCATCTAAACATGATTTATATAAATATGGTGTATTGTCGGACACCGGTGATCCCGTTCCATATTGAACAGTATTTGCACAACATTCGCCACAAGCACTCATTTGATTATATTTAATAATTGCGTCAGCATTCTTAGATAAATATTGACGATAGTTCCAGTTTGATTTTATTTGAGCTTGCTCCCGGATGCTTTCATTTATAACAGCGCCTGGTTGCCAATTCGTATAATTTCTACCATCATTCATAATCGGAGGAAAATCAGAGTGAATATTATTAGAACCAGTATAACATGTTCCCCAACTCATTTGTATATATATACGTTATAAAAATGAGTTTATAAATATAAAAATTATTTATTTTATATATTTTTATTTTTTATTTTTTATTTTTTATTTTATATATTTTTATTTTATATATTTTTATTTTTTAAGTAATGCAAGTAATTCGGGTTTCTTTAATTTCTTAACTTCTTCCTTTGTGGAAAGATTTTTATCGGATACTACTTTTCGTAATTCATCTACTTTCATTGATTCGTAATTACTAGTAGAAGTAGATGATAATTCTTCTAAATTCAATTCTTCTTCTTTTAATTCAGTAATAGAAGAATCTGATGCTATATTTAACGAAGATTCAATAGATTCATCTCCCAATACTTCAAATGATACGGGAACCATCGTAATGGATGACATATTATCGGGTTCCATATTACCAATAAACATATTGTTTAAATTAAC